ACGTTATCCTTGTCGGACCCGGCGTCCAGGATATAACGCCGCCGATCAAGAAGCTTGCGCGCCTCATCAGAGGCGCGTATCGCCGATTTAATTTCAGCGTTATTAGGCTGCACAGGAGGGGCATCTTGTTTTGTTTCTATCTTTGGCGGCTCTATCGGCGCTTCCTGTCGCCGCGGAGCAGGCGCGGCCACAAACGTGGATTGATTGCTCGACGTTGAGCTGCAGCTGAACAGCAAGAAAACGATCGCCAAGCGCCACACGGGAATCATCTCGTCTTCGGGCGCTCGACAAGCTGCAGCTGTAGATTATTGAGCCCCTTTTGGATATCCACCAGTGCGGCACGCATCTCCGTCGCGAACTCGCGATCCTCCTGGCGGCGCTCGACTATGGCGTGCTCAGCCACCGTCAGGCGAGATTCAAAACCTACAATGGCAACTCGGTATTCAGCACGCATTGAAGCCATGTCGCGCTGAAGGCTGACATATCCAGTTATCACCGCACCAGTCAGCGCAAAGATTTGCAGGATGTGCCCGAGGTTTATTTCGGGATTAAAGCGGATTCTCGGCATCTTTGACGGCTCGACATCCGTCTCCGTGGCGCCTTGCGTTTTCATTTTGCGTGATTTGCCTCATTCATCTTCGCCTACCGACGATCCTGATCCCGCGAGGCCCGAAGCTCAGCGTTTTGGTTTCGCCGCCGACTTGAATGCAGCATTCACCGGTGGCCTCATCAGCCGTGATGATCTCCCCCGCCACATCGGTATAGTCGTCGGTACGTACGATTTTCCAACGCCGTTTGTCTTCGGTGCTGTGCCACGATTCGAGCTTCATTGCGTAATTCCCATGATGGTCCATGCGAGGTTTGCCAGCGTCGCGTCGGATGTGGCGGGCGCGATCACGGTCAGCACGTCGCCGGCATTGAATAAAGTCGCTGAGGTCATCGTGAATGTGGCCGCGACAGCCGATGGGGCGAATACCATAGTTCCGACACTCGCACCGTTCTTCTGGATATTGAATGTCGTTGACGCGGCTGCAGCTGTCGCAGCGGTACCACGGCTGCCGGAAAGCGCGGCCGGCAAAGTTACCGGGCCGGCGAATACATAACTTTGAAGTACGAGGTTTGCCGTTGGCCGACCGCTGAACGAGCCGCTCACGATAGTCGAGGAGACCTGCCCGGATCCTTTGACGGCGTATGTATATACGGGAAGTGAGTTTAAGCTCTGCAATCCGCCGCCGACAATATTCATAGACGCGAATTTCAAATAGATAGTTTGACCGATGAGGGTATTCGGATAAGAGAACCGACCAATGGATCCGTCGAGCCTCGCGAACAAGGTTCCCGGCGGATGATCGGTTATCGTGCTGCCGTAAGCACCGCGATAAAGGGTAGTCACAGCATACTTACTGGCCCCGGTGAGCGTCGCAGTTTGGTAGGCGAGAAGCTCACCCCCGACATAGCAAAGGGTGACGAGATTGGCGGCATCGGTGGTGGAAACAGAGGCAAGCTGACCCTGGCTTTCAGTTAGATCCACTGAGAGGGTGCTGCTGGCATCGGGTGAGGAATGCGGCGGCAGATCCGCCGTCAAAACCCCCTGCACCGCCAATGAGTTTACAGTCCCGGCGAGGGCATAGGAGCTGCTATCACTGGAGATCCAGACCTGGGCTCCACCCCAATTCGCGCCGCCCGAAAGCGCAACCCAGATTTCCAATCCTCCGGTCAGCAGTGCGGCCGGGGGCTCGAAAATGATCGGTTGATTGACATCACCCGGAGGCGAACTCCAATTCGGGACGTAGCCAGCGCCAGATTGCTTCGGATAAACCACCGCCGTGGAATACCCACCGAAGAAATCCTCGGCCGTGATCGAAAGCGTACCTTCCTCGTCTTCTTCTACCGCCGTTATGCGCACGGTCAATGCCAAAGCGCCGAGCCGGGAATCGGTGATCTGCACGAGGTCCATCGGCTCGAGAAGGCAATATCGCCAACCCAGCTTGAATTGATAACTATTGCGGAACAGCAATGCACGCTGCAGCAGAAGCTGGGCCACAATCGGGGCGACGTTAAGCGGATCGACGATAGCCCGCGCCTTCAGCGAGCTGTCGCGGCGTATGCCGTAAAGGTCGATTGCTCCTTGATCGAAAGTCTCGACGATCGCAGTGTTGTAATTATTCGATCGGTCGAGACACTCAAGTTGAATCGAATTGGAGGCGTCGGCTGGGGTCGACCGTGTAATATGGATCGGATCATCGCTGAAACCGCCGGTGATCGGCCCTGATCCCGATCGCAGCCCCGGCCCGCCAGGGGTTACCCCGGAATTTGTCCCGACACTCGATTCCTGGACGATGAAATCATCCTCGCCGAGGCTGTAAAGAGGGGTCGTATTTGGCGCATAGACGGCACCATTGCCGGTGACCGGCTGATCGCCATAAGGGATGATCTTCAACAATCCACCCGACCACACAATGGCGCTGTTGGTGATCTTCACGATATCGGCGAGATGTTGTTGCGCCTCTTGCTGCGTGTCCATCATCGGCGACAACACGAGACCAAGAGCCTGGCAATACGCTGAATAGAGCGTGAGGTCACCCAGACTAGCGACTGGGAAGCCGGCTCCGTATCGGGGATTGGTGAGAAAGTCGGAGACAATTGCAGCGGGATTTGCGTCAAACCCGTTGGTCCCGCTCAGCGACAGCAAGCCTTCCACTTCGAAGGAAAAATTCGGAAGGGTGGCCGTGTTGCCCATCGCGAAATTATTAGCCGCGACAGTTGCGGTTCCGGAATAGCCGAGAGCCTTAACGGGATGCCGCGTTTCCCAATATGGATCTGCTGCCTGTCCGTCGCTTCCGAGATAAACCCCGGCCGGCAACGACGACAGCGTTCCGACATTCTTGTCCCACCACACGGTGCCAATGCCGGCAATCGGCCCTTGGCACAGCCCCATAATTACTGAGGCACTATATTTGTATTGTTGCCCGCCTCCTTTTCCTCCACCGCCGCCCTTCCCCGCGCCCCCCTGACGCGCGGAAGGCGTCGCCATGAAGTCATCGTAGTCGACCAGGTTTGGCGATACCCGGGTAGTTCCGTAGACAAGCGGAATCACCCCGCCGTGCTGCGATGTTTGAAACTGTAGCGCGCCGACCGCCTTTTGCTGCTTGGCATTCGATGCGCCGCTCAGGATCCCACCCATGGCAGACGGTCAGAACCCGCTTACTGGAAACGGGTCAAAAAATCGTACTTGGCGATCGATTAGCGGCGGCTGGCCACCATCGGCATAGACGACCCCCGCATCGCACCAGGCATGCATCAACCGCGGCCATGAAACGACGATCGCGCCGTGCGCGAAGCAACGACCAAACTTGAAGACTGCCACATCACCGCTCTGCGGTGGTCCGCCAATCTCGCGGGCGTACCGCATCAATCCCTGGAGGTAGCGCTCCGCGTCGCGATGCAGGTTCCAGTCGGGAGGATAAAATGGCACATCGACGTGCGGGATCACGCCCGCTGCCTCATAGACCTCGGCGAGCAGCATGAGGCAATCGGTGCCACTGCCTTTGATCCTGCCCATATGGTGATAAGGTGTCCGCAGCCACGTTTCGGCCTCGGCGACTACCCGCTGGCGTTGGCTCATACCGCAGTCTCGGGCGTCGGGATGTAGGGAAAGCCGCCGAAGTGAATCACGTTATTAAAGACATTCGTACAGGACGAAAGTGTGCGGTCGCAACCTGGGAGCAGTTGGAATTGGTCACCCGCCAGTATGGGCGAGAGAAATGCCAGCCTTACATAAACCCAGCCGCCAGCCATGTTTGCGACCGTGCGGCTAGATCCGGCATTGGCTCCCGTCACGCCAATTACGGTTCCTTGTATATACAGGTTCGGCGGAGTTGGACTGACGGAGGTCGCGATTTGGGCTTCGCTTGAAGCGGGCCCGGCCGAAAATGTCGCCTGCATGCTGGACCGGTCGAACTGGCACATCGCGTCGCCGAAAGTGTGAGTACAGGACGACTGCCAGAGTCGCCGCGGCATTTGGATGTTTAGAAGTTCCAGATGTGAGCGGCATTTGAGGTCGATGCCGGTACGGGTACAGTCGATATCCGAAATGCGGCCGGCGAAGAGCACCACGGTCCCCGGGCTCGTGTCGCCGTAGGTCGGCATGAACGCCCGTTCGAGCTGCAGGAGCGCGCCGTCGAGCTGTCCCTGCCAGACCGCTTGTAGAAACGGTACCTCGCCGATCAGATCTGTGGGCTCGGTATAGATT